TAAACATAACCTGTATCATCTGTATGAAATAATACTTCTGTACCTGCTGAATTTATATCTGAAGTACAAAATTCTACTGGTAGTCCTTTTGTTTGACTCCATTCAAATGCAGGAATGCCATCAGCATTAAATTTAAATGTACCTATAATTCCTTTTTGTCCAGAACTAGCTTGACCAGATTGATAATAGAATAATCGGTACTGACTTCGTTCTCTAATAACCATACTTGATATAGTATAGTTAGCAAGGTTATTTATTAATTCATTAATTAAAGGTAAGATTTTTCTACTGATAGAACCTAATTCAACGTCATCAATTCTAGCTGTACCTGCAACTGTTCGTAATCCATCAGGAGCTAAGAAGATTAAATCTCCACCTATCTCTTGAATAGAGTTGCCACTTACACAACCTATATTTTTAGTTACTGACTTAATTATAGGGTCAGAATCAAGGTTTGTCAACTCATAAATACTGTTTTTACAAAATATAACTAAGCTGTTTCTAAAAACTTTAATACCTGTTACTACATCTCCAACATCTATTGACCCTGCTGAAGCTCCTGTAAAATCCCAAGGCTGTAATCTATTACTATAATAAACAGTACTTGGGTTATCTCTTTGTCCTGATACTATTATTCTTTCAGCATATCTTTCTATTAAAGAACATCCAATAGGAGCATCTTCATTTATATCTTCAAAATGATAAGTACCATCTTCATGTATATAAAACTCACCTATTTTATTATATCCATCTACAAAATATAAAGCACCATTAACACTATGAATAGCTTCAAAGTTTACAAACTTAACATTAGTTTGATTAGTTCTAGGAATTGTTGTACGACTAGCTAAAAGACTTGGGTCAATACCACCAATAGCATAAGTTAAATTATTTTGTGTATTAGGAGTAATAGCATTTCTACTTAATGTTAATTGAGTATTACTTTGAATAGAAAGTACTTTATAAATATAAGGTGTAGCAGTATTAATTTTAATATCATCACCAACAATAAAAGATGTTAAAAAAGTTGTACCTACTCCATTTACGGTAGGTGAACCTGCACTAATAGAAACTGTTCCTGGTCCTGTTGTAAAAGTGTCTTTATTTATTTGAACGTAAGAAGTACCTGTAGTACTAAAATATACATTAGTTCCTTGAGCAACAACTACTCCATCTGCATATCCAATTAAACCTTGAATACTATCTAAAGCAGAACCTGAAGGAATAACAGCACTTGTTGTTCCCCATTTTTCATAACCACTTATTCTTCTATAACCACCTGTAGTAGCTGATTCAAAATTTTGTAATTTAGTTGCAGCACCTGGACTTCTAAATAAAGCATGTGAACTTGAAATTAAATCCAAGCCACCTTGTACAGTAATGGAAGCTCCTTGAGTTGGCATTAATTATCCTTTAAATAAATATTCGTCTATCGTCTTCTACACTTGTAGGCTGAGGTGCATTTAACTGTTCAATCATTCTGTCTAAACTTTTTTGATATTCAGTTAAAGCTAATTGTGTTTGTGAAATATTATCTTTGAATTGATAAATGTAATATCTTGCTCTAGCTAATAGAACAGGTTTATATTGTTCTGGAAACAAAATTACATCTGTATCATTTACTAAAGCTGAAGGTCTATTATATGCATAGAAATAAATTCTATAAACACCATCTGGTATTGGTGATAAACCAAAATGTCTATTATCTTCACTTCTTAAAACTCTTTGCGGTACTCCATATAAAGGAGTTGCTTTTGAACTATCTCTTTCTTCACCTTCAGAATAAAAATCACTCCAAGTATCTAAAGATACAAAAGGTAAATTTTTAATAAGGTAAGGTTCTGTTTTACCAGCTACTCCTTCTTCTGATAATGAAAATTTATCCCATACTACATTTGAAAAATCTGTATCAACTCCTGATGAACCTGCTTTTAATAGATACCATCTTTGTCCTGCTACAGTTTCAACATAAGTATTACCATTGTAATTACCTTGTGTTGCTGAACTAGATAACCAAGACCATGTATCTTGAGCATCTACAATATCAAAGTATGCTCTATTAACACAGTTAGCTACAAATTTTTGAATAGCTATTGCTCCAGCAACAGTTGTTAATTCAGGTTCATTAATCTCAACAAGTAATTCGTTAGTTAATGATAAATAATTTTTAGCCATATATTAACAGTTCCATGCTCTTAGTGATTTATTAATTCTTGAGTTAGGGTCATTAGCAGTTTTTTTAGAAGTAAGTTTTTTCTTCATGCCTTTCATTCTAGCACAGAAAGAAGCTCTTCTTTTATTACCTACGACCTTACTAGGTGCTTTAAGATTTCTTTTCTTACCTGTCTTTGTACGACCTTTATTATAAGATGCTCTACCTTTTTCATTTAATCCACCTTCAGGATTTTTTCCTTCTTTACGAGTCCATGCAGGTGAAGACATTATACCCATAGTAATTCTTTATTTCTTTTTAGATTTTTTTATAACAATAATCATAGAGTCGTTTTTCTTTTTAGAATGTGCTTTACCACCACAACTCATTTTAACTGGCTTCTTTTTATTTTTATACATTGTAATCCTTTACTTTTTTTTAATTTTTTTAATAACACCTTTGTTAGCAGAAGCATAAAAAACTTGTTTACCTTTTTCTGCACCATAACTTTTTTTCATGGAAGACATTATTTTTTTACCTTTTTTATTTAATGGCATATAAATATTTTATATTAGAATTTAATGATTGGGGATATTGCTACCCCCAACCACATTGTATTAACTATTTGGTATAGTTAGTATTAGTCTGCAACGTAGATTATTTTTCCTACGATTTCAGGTCTTAATACTTTTCTACCCCAAACCATTAACCCTCTAACGATGTCAGAGAAAGTATTAACATCTCTAACTGTTTCTACTTTGTTCATCGCACTTGCAGCAGATACTGCAGAGATTTGACCGAATAAAGCTTCAGGTGCAGTTGCTGAACCAGCAGGTGAAGCACCAGATAAGTCGTTAGTTGGTAAGTTGTTAGATTTGTACATTTGGAAACCTCTTAGTAATCCAGATGCTACTAAACCATTTCTGATTGAACCTTGACCAGCATTAAAGTCTACTGATAAAAGTTTAGAAGATGTGTTAGCTAGTTCGTTGTACCATTCAGGTGCAGCGACAAACCATCTACCTTCTTCAGGTGCATTAGCTTCATCTAATTCCTTAGCAGCTAATGACATTTGGTTTAATGGGTCAACTTCTCCACTACCAAAACCGATATCAATCGGAGTTCCAGTAGTTCCCATTCCTGTAGTTACAGTTGCACCTGCAGAAATAGCTGCTAGGATGTTTGCATCCATTGCATCTCTTAAAGCATATGCAGCATTGTCTGAAGCTACAGCTTGGAAGTTAACGTGAGAGAATCTCTTCTCTAAGTCATCAATCTTAAATGAAAAAGATTTAGCTTGGTCAATAGTAAGAACAAGTTCTTGGTCAGTTAAGTTAGTTGAAGTTACAGCTAGACCTCTAGTGTAATCTGCAACTGAGATTTGAGGTTCTTTGATGATGTTTACTGTATCACCAAAGCTTGATATTTCGCCCATATAATCTGTGTTACAGATTGCTTCTGCAACAGCAGCTTTTCTAAGAGCTATTTGTACTTTTTTGGAATAGACTTCAGGAATAAAGAAACCATTTGTTTGTCCTGCTACACCTAATCCAAAGTTATAAGTTGAACCACCTGCGAATTTTGCCATAGTAGTTATCTCCTTTGTGTTTATTGGTTAATAAAAAATAGATAGAATTAATCTATAATTCTACCTTCTCGTTGAGCTTTTACAATTTCTTTTTCGTATTGCATAAACTCATCGTCTGACATCCTAGCGATATCAGAACGTCTGAAAAACTTTTCTTTACCTTCTGGTATCTGAGCCTGTTCATTAGTTTTAACTAATAGGTCAGCACCTTCTTGCTTAGAATTGTTCTTCTTAGTTTTTTTATCTAAACCAAGTCCTCGGTCCTTCTTATACAAGTCAATTGCTCTTGCAGCAAGTTTACCATCAGAATTATTTTCATATATCCATTTTTTAATTTCCATTGGTTGAGCATCAGCCCAGTCATGAAAATCATCTGACTCTTTTATTTGTTCAAAGTCTGGATGATAAGTAGAGAGTTCTAATTCAGCTTCTCTTTGTTGAAGAGTTTTATTAGCTTTCTTTAAACTTTCTAATTCTTCTTGTAAAGTTTTTACCTCATTTTGAGATTGCAAGTGAGATACAGTTTCCACAACTCCATAAATGTCAGGGTAATCGTTCTTAAAAGCTTCTAGCTCTTCTTTAGATTTGGGTGGTGTATACTTAGGTCTGTTCTCTTGAAGTTGTACTTTAAGTTCACTTTCCTTACTACTCCACTCATTTAGTTTCCTGTCATAGTATCGTTTGAGGTCGTCATACCTTTTTTTGTAATCAACTTTTGCATAAGGGTTAGCTTCTACATTAAGTGCAGAATCTTGAACCTTATCCATAGTAGCTGTCGTATTATCATCAGAATCATCAGGGTTGCTATTAGCAGTAGCTGTTGATTGTGTGTTATTACTTCCAGGGTTTGGCTCGAACAAACCTGTATCAGCAGATGTTCTATCTGAAGGCATTACATTATTTGTATGCCAAGATTTCTTTCTGTTGTAAGGGTTTGCTGCGACTTCTTTTAGTCCTTCTTCGTTTGTACTCATTTTGTCCTCCTTAGGGCTTCATAACTGAAGGTAGCTATGGTAGGTTTTTCTGTTTGAAACGAAACTACAAGGGCTTACAATAATAATTTATTATAAGGTAGCTTGTCTATTCGTAGAGTTACCTTTCTCTACAAATTCTTTTATACTTCTTCTTCTGGTTGTTGAGAAGAAATTCCAGCATCATAATCTTGTTCTGCTTTTTTCATCATCTTTCTTAATTTGTCTACACCAATATTCTTAACTGCTTTTGCTGTAAATACAAATTCACCATCTGATAAAAGTGCTGGGATGGAATCTGAAGTTCCTGTACCTGGTCCTTCTACTTCTCCATCTTCTGTAAATTCTGTTGCAACTAACTTAGGAATAATTGCTTCTAATTCTGGATGCATATCAACTGCATCATCTAAAATTTTTTCTTCTTCTTCAGATAAAGCTGAAGTGTCTATGATAGCATCCATGTCACCATAATCTTCTTCTTCCATATCTTCTTCTTCATCCATAGGCATTTCATCTTCCATACCCATTGGCTCTAATAAACTAATATCATCTTCCATAGACATATCTTCTTCCATGTCCATGTTCTCTTCCATATCAGTATCTTCTTCTACAATATCACCTTCAGCATAAGCTTGATAGTCAGGTTGTTGAGCATACTTTTCAGTTACTTGACCACCAATAGCCATTTGTTTTTTAGGTTGAACATTTTTAGCAGCTTCATATTTTTCTAATTGTTCTTGTTGCTGTGCTGTTAAATCTATACCTGATTGTTCTAAAGCTTTTAATGTTTCAAATTTTTTTTCTTCTATTTTAGATAGAACAGAATCTCCTGTTCCATATTTTTTTCTAGGTATAAGTAAGCCACCTTTATTTAATCTTGTTTTGTCAGGGGACATAATTCTAGAAGGTAAACCTTGTCTAGTAGATTTAGGAGTAGTAATATCATACGCACCCATTAAATCATCCTTAGCAATATATGGAGGTTGTGACATCAAACCACCTGTAGCCATTTTAACTGCTTTTATTTTTTTCATAAATTATTATCTCCGTATTGTTATTATAGCAACAGAAAAGTTATTCGTCAACTGTTACTGTGCTAATTCTCTAACCTGTGTTTGTAGGTTCTTCAACTTGTCCAGTAAATTCCATCTCCCCTGGCATTGGTGTATTACCTGGTCCGATTGAGCCTTCGCCATTTCCTGGGCTGTCATTTCCTGAAGCTTGTTGAGGTAGTCCACCCATACCTGCCATTCCTCCGAGTTCACCAGACGCATTAGTTGGAGTGCCATTTGTTTTGTTAACATTTTGTAGTCCTATTATTTTAGCATAGATTTCTGCTTCATCTTTAGTATTCATTATTTCTTCAGGGTCTAAATCTAAAGAGTATGCTAACTCTTTAATCACCTCTGACATTCTAACAAATGGAGCAATTGATGGATTCTGTACAGTTTGTAAGAACATAGTTAGTCTTTGAGAACGAACTTCTTTCTTCATCAAACTAGAAGAACCTGTAGCTTTAATTTCTAAATCACCTCTAATAGGTAAGTCACCTTCATAGAATTGCATATTCCATTGGAACATTGCTTGTCCTAAAGGTTTAATTAATTGGTCATCAATATTTTTAATTACTGTTTTAATGTTTAAGGATGCTGCACCCATTAACATAGACATACCTGAAGCAGTTCTAGTCATACTTTGTACACCAGTTTGACCATGTGAATAGGATGGTAAACCAGTTGATTCATCTGCTAGTTGTCTAAATTTATCAAACATCTGCATATTTTCTACAGCAGTATTTGGAAATTTAATTCCATAAATAGATTGTCCTGGAACACCAGATTGTCTTTTAAATATTTTACCTGGATATACTTCCATACTTTGATTAGATGATAAAGCTGTTTCATCAACATCAAATACTAAGTTACCAGCTAATGCTAAGTTATCAATTGCCATTCTTGCATGACCATTCATAATCTGTTGTGCATCATCCATGTTTTCTGGTACACCAATACCAAAAAATGTATATGGATTTTTTTCATATACAAAAGCTTGATAAGGATTTCTAAAAGGTTTGAAAGGATTTTCTACTAACCTAATAATTTTTCCTCTGTGCATCCAAATATTAACTTGGACTTCTTCACTATCATCAATATCTTCATCAACACTAAGACCTTCTTCTCTTGCAGCCATTGCATTGATTGTTCCCCAGTATTCTAAAACTTCAAATCTATTATGAGTAATATCTGCGTAATGACTTTTTTCTAAATCAATATCAGTTTCCCATTCTTTTTTATTATAGTTAGCACCCATCTTTAAACATTCCATGATGGCTTGTTTTTTAAAGAAAGGTCTATTAGCTAAATCTAAAAATTGATGTCTGTTTAATCTGTGTCGTTGGATAATAAATTCTGCTTCATCCATACTTCTTGCATTAGGGTCTGGATAAAAATCCCAGATACTAACAAATTCTATTTTAGGAACTTTTACAATCTCAGGAATATATTCTCTACCGTTACCTGTATTAATATATTTATGTAAAGTTTTATTATAAGTAAAAGGTCCTTTAATAATTCCTGTACCTAATAGACAAGCTTCAAAGATTGCATTACGCAAAGCAATACTTCCATCTGATTCATCTATTTGGTCATGAATTAATTTTTCTAATCTTCGTGCTGCAATCTGTGCAGGTTTAATCTGCGGCATGTCAGGAGTTGGTGCTGGTCCTTCTGTTAAGTCAGCAGCTTCATATTCTTCTTGAAGCTCTCCTAATTGTAATTCATTAATAGTATTAAAAGTTGCACCCTTCGGTAGTTCTC